CAATCTATTTACAAGTTGGATAGATCTTTTTTTGAAGATTATAATGTCATTATAGGTGATGAAGCTCATTTATTCAAGAGCAAGTCTCTTATACAAATTATGACTAAATTACACCATGCAAAGTATAGATTTGGGTTCACAGGTACTTTAGACGGCACACAGACGCACAAGTGGGTCTTAGAGGGCTTGTTTGGACCGTCATATAAAGTAACAAAAACAGAAGAGTTGATGAGGAAGGGTCATCTTGCTCAACTTGATATTCAGTGCCTTGTCCTAAAACATGAAGGAAAAAATTTTAACAGCTATGAAGATGAAATTCAATATTTAATATCTCATGAACAAAGAAATGCATTTATAAAAAACTTGACACTAGATCTAAAAGGAAATACTTTAGTTCTCTTTCAAAGAGTAGAATCTCATGGATCTATATTATACGAAAAGATAAATAAAGATAAGCGAGATGAGCATAAAGTATTTTTTGTACATGGCGGAGTGGATACTGAAGAAAGAGAATTAGTTCGTGAAATTACTGAAAGGGAAAATCACGCAATTATTGTAGCATCATATGGAACTTTTTCAACAGGGATCAATATAAAAAATCTTCATAATGTGATATTTGCATCTCCATCAAAGTCTAGAATTAGAAATTTGCAATCGATTGGTAGAGTTCTTAGGAAGTCTAGCAATAAATCTAAAGCAATTCTTTATGATATCGGAGATGATATAAGAAAGGGATCTAAAAATAATTATACTCTTAATCACTTAATAGAGAGAATAAAAATATATAATGAAGAAAAATTTAATTATGAAATAGTCACAATTCAACTTAGAAAAGGAGATTCCATGTGATAGAAGAAGACTTTTATGCTGTCATTAAACTTAAAACAGGAGAGGAAGTATTTGCAAAGGTTGCTGCCTCAGAAGAAGATGATAGAATATTTTTAATATTATCAAATCCAGTAGTAATTGGTGAAGTGCATATTAAGTCTGATATTGTAGGCTATAAGATCGAACCTTGGATCAAGATGTCTAAGGATGATTTATTTTTTATAAATTTAGATGATGTACTAACTATGTCCGAATCATTTGATCTTGAAGTCATTCGTATGCATCAAGAATATATTCATAGAAATAAAAGACATAAGAATGGTGGGTCCGGACAGATCACTAAGAAGATGGGGTATATTAGCAATATTCATGATGCAAAGGAAATTCTAGAAAAACTCTTCAATAAAGAATCTGAAACTGATTTAGATTAGTATCTATAGTATTTCTATCAACCCTGACAGAGTTATCCTACTCATATTTTCATAGTTTGTCAAGTGATTTGGCAATAATCAATTTCAGTGATATAATTACTACATAATTATGAAAGTATTTTATGTTGAGTAATACTGTGGCAAAAAGAAAAAGATCAGAGCACTACGTAAACAATAAAGAGTTCCTGGCAGCACTGTCTGAATATAGGGCAGAGGTTGAGAGAACTTTTATTCAGAAATATGGAAGAGAACCAACAAAGGAAGATAGGTCTCAGAGATGGGATACAAAGCCAAGGATACCCAGGTATATTGGTGAGTGTTTTCTTAAGATTGCAAATCATCTATCATTTAAACCAAACTTTGTAAACTACATGTTCAAAGAGGATATGATTTCTGATGGGATTGAAAATTGTGTTCAGTATATTCACAATTTTGATCCATCAAAGTCTCAGAATCCCTTTGCATACTTCACTCAAATTATTCACTACGCTTTTCTTCGTAGGATTCAGAGAGAGAAACGTCAATTGGAGATCAAGAATAAAATCATTGAGAAGTCCGGATACAGCGAGGTGTTTGACGATAGCAATACACTTGACGGATCCAACTATTCTGACTATAATCAAATTAAGGATTATGTTCACTCAAAACTTCGTCACTAATGAAAGTTGCTATTATTACGGACACACATTACGGTGCTCGTAAAAATTCCAAATTATTTCATGATTATTTTTTAAGATTTTATAACGATATATTTTTCCCGACCATAGATAAGGAAGGCATCGATACGATCTTGCATCTTGGTGATGCATTTGATAATCGTACTGCAGTTAATTTTGCTGCATTATCTTGGTCAAAAGATAATATCTTTGATCCAATTAAAGATAGGGGTATTAATGTTCACTTGATTGTTGGTAATCATGATTCTTACTATAAGAATACAAATGACGTGAACGCAGTTGATCTTCTTCTTCGTGAATATGATAATGTGAGTGTGTATTCTGAAGTAACAGAAGTATTAATTGATAAGCTTAAGATCCTGTTTATTCCTTGGATTAATTCAGAAAATGAAGAAAACTCTTTTAAACTTATTCAAAGTACGGATTGCAAAGTGTCGATGGGGCACCTTGAACTCGCAGGGTTTGCAGCTAATAAGCAAGTCTTCATGGAGCATGGTTATGATCGCAAACTATTTCAGAAGTTCGAGAAAGTATTCAGCGGTCACTATCACACTCGATCAACTGATGGAAAAATCACATATTTGGGCAACCCATATGAGATTTACTGGAATGATGTAGAAGATCCTCGGGGATTTCATATCTTCGATACCGATACTCTTAAACTTACACCAATTAACAATCCATACCGATTGTTTTACAAGTTGTATTATAACGATGAACCTGCATCTCTTCTTGATGCTAGACCTTATAGAGACAAGATTGTAAAATTAATTGTCCGTAACAAACCAAGACCAAAAGAGTTTGAGAAAGTAGTTGACAAGCTTTACTCAGCTGGAGTTGCTGATCTTAAAGTTATAGAGAATTTTGTTATTCAGGAGGCAGAAGATTTTGAAGCCTATGAAACAGAAGATACTCTATCCATTCTAAATCGTTACATTGAGGATTCTGAAGTTGACCTTGATAAAAACAAGATTAAGATCATTATGGAGCAAGTCTACAAAGAAGCATGTGAGATGATATAATATGTTTGTAATTAGCGTTTCTGGTAGAGAAAGTGATAGCATTTACTATGCTATTGATGAGAATAAGGAAGAGGTTATCTACTTTTTCGAAGAAGTGGATGATGCGGTTAGATTTGCTATGATGCTTGAAGATGATGGTTATCCCCAAATGGTTGTCACTGAAGTTGATAGAGAAGTAGCTATTCAAAGCTGCGAAGTTAATGATTGCAAGTATGCTATCATTACAAAAAATGATTTTGTAATTCCTCAGGAGGGAAATCGTGATTTTATTTGAAAAGATTCGGTGGAAGAATTTTCTCTCCACTGGTAATCAGTTTACTGAGGTTTCTTTATGCAATAAATCTACAACCCTAATCATTGGAACAAATGGAACAGGTAAGAGCACCATTCTGGATGCACTTACCTTTTCTTTGTTTGCAAAACCATTTCGTAAAATTAATAAGCCACAGTTGCCAAACTCTGTTAATGAGAAGGACTGTGTTGTTGAAATTGAGTTTGAGATTTCTTCTGTGAAGTGGAAAGTTGTCCGTGGAATTAAACCAAATATCTTTGAGATTTATCGTGACGGAACATTTCTAGATCAATCAGCGTCTGCTGTAGACCAGCAAAAGTGGTTTGAGCAGAATGTTCTAAAGATGAATTATAAATCTTTTACTCAGATTGTAATCCTGGGTAGCAGTACTTTTGTGCCATTTATGCAGCTGACTGCTGCAAATCGCCGTGAGGTTATTGAGGATCTTCTTGATATCCGTATCTTTTCAAGTATGAATGTCGTTATAAAGGATAAGATTAGAAGTCTTAAGGAAGATATGAAGATCTATGATTTAAAAAAGTCTTCTATATCTGAAAAATATGATATGCAAAAGAATTTTATTGAAAAAATTGAAAGAGATTCTGAGTTTATGATTAATACAAAGCAGAATCGTATTGATCATTTGGATTCAGAGATGGCAGATCATCTTAAAAAGATAGAAAAATATAATGATGAGATGGTTGAGAAGCAAATTGAGTTTGATGATTGGTCTGGTGATAAAGGAAAGCTGAAGAAGTTAAATGTGCTACGTGGAAAGATTTCTCAAAAGATTGATCTAGTAACTAAAGAACATAATTTCTTTAAGAGTAATACGGTTTGTCCTACCTGTACGCAGTCTATTGAGGAAGACTTCAGGATAAATAAAATTACAGATGCTCAAAATAAGACTGAAGAGTTGCAATCAGGTTTTTCTGAACTTGAAAACGCGATTAAAGAGGAGGAAGAGCGAGAGCATCAACTTAACGCTATTACTAGGGAGATAACTAACCTCACACATGGTATATCTACAAACAATGTTGCGGTCTCTGAGATCAGGAAACAAATCAAGAGTTTGGAATCGGAAATTCAAGGAATTACCAGACAGATTGAAGATAAAAGTATTGAAACTGACAAATTATTAGAGTTCGAGCAGAAGCTAGAAAAGTGTATTGGAGATATATCTAGAATTCGTGAGTTAATTAATTACTACGATTTCTCATACCATCTTTTAAAAGATGGTGGTGTAAAAACCAAGATTGTTAAAAAGTATTTGCCTTTGATTAATCAGCAGGTAAATAGGTATCTTCAGATGATGGATTTTTACATCAACTTCTCTTTAGATGAAGAGTTTAGTGAATCTATCCAGTCTCCTATTCATGACAATTTCTCATATGCTTCTTTCAGCGAGGGTGAGAAGATGAGGATTGACTTGGCACTTTTGTTTACTTGGAGGGAAGTTGCTGCAATGAAGAACTCTGTCAATACAAACCTTTTGATTATGGACGAAGTTTTTGATAGTTCTCTAGATGGGTTTGGAACAGAAGAGTTTTTAAAGATTATCAAATTTGTAGTTAGAGATGCAAATGTTTTTGTCATCTCTCATAAAGAAAGCTTATTTGATAAGTTTGATGGCACGATAAAATTTGAGAAGATGAAGGGATTTAGTCGGATTGTGGACAGCTGAAGAACTGTCCACTCTGCCTTCGACTCTGCCCCCACTCTTCCCTATAATTGGTGCATACGCAAAACGAAGATGCCCGTCTCCCACGAAATCAAGTCCCAACTGGCCAGGCTTCTTGCTACAGAAGATATTATTGTAGAGCACCGTCAAGTTGATACCGCACAGTTCAATGTATCAACTCGTGTTCTGACGTTGCCTCTATGGGATCGTGCTAGTAATTCAATATATGATCTTTTGGTTGGCCATGAGGTTGGGCATGCATTGTTCACGCCTGATGTCGATCCTCCAAAAGATGTGCCACATTCTATTTTCAACATTGTTGAGGATGCTCGTATTGAGAAACTGATGAAGCGTAGATATCCTGGGCTCTCCAAAAGTTTTTTCAAAGGATATAAAGATCTTTCAGATCAAGATTTCTTCTGTTTGGAAGGCGAAAATATTGATAAAATGAGTCTTCCCGATAGGGTCAATTTGTATTTTAAGATTGGTAATCATATTGATATTAATTTTGATAATTATATTGAGATGCCAATCGTTCGTATGATTGCTGGGTGCGAAGATTTCAAAGATACTATTGTTGCTGCAAAGGCACTTTATAACTTGTGTAAATCTGGTAACAATAGTGCCAATAAAATGCCTCAGCCCCCTGGAGAATCTCCCTCTGATGAGAATGAGGATGGTGATAGTATTGACAACCCAATGGGAGGAATTTCTTCAGCAGATGGAGATCAATCTAATGAAAATTCTGATAATAGTAAGGGTACTGGTGGTGGAGACTTTGACGATCTCTCAACTCATACAGTAGATAGTCTTGAGGAGAAATTGAAAGATCTCACTAATCAGTATAGTAGAGATAATATTTACGTAGAAATTCCAGATATTAATTTGAATACGGTTGTTGTTCCAAATTCTGATATTCATGCAGAGTGTGATCGTGTATCAAGAGCTTGTCAGGATGCTATTGATAGCTATTGTTCTGAAAACAATTCTTATGATATTTTTGAAACAGTCGATGCAAGCTTCTATGCGTTTAAGAAGTCATCTGCAAAAGAAGTTAGTTATTTGGTAAAAGAGTTTGAATGCAAAAAAGCTGCAGACTCATATGCTCGCTCTTCAGTAGCTCGTACAGGAGTTTTGGATTGCTCTAAACTTCATACTTACAAATACAGTGAGGATCTTTTTAAAAAAGTAACTACCATTCCTGACGGGAAAAATCATGGATTGATTTTTGTTCTTGATTGGTCTGGTTCTATGGCCAATGTTTTACTTGATACGATCAAGCAGCTATACAACTTAATTTGGTTCTGCAAGAAGGTCTCTATTCCATTTGAGGTATATGCATTTACTAACGAGTGGAATCGTATTTCATATTCTGAGGAGTATGGAAGATATATTCCCATGGATATGATTCCACACTATGAAAAAGAAGAAGGTCTTATTTGTGTGGAAGATAGTTTTAGTATGATGAATTTGCTTACTAGTAAGGTGGGTGCTAAGGAGCTTCAAAAACAAATGATTAATATTTGGAGAGTGGCTAAACATGTAAGCAATAGTGCCAGTGGATATAGAATTCCTGAGAAGCTTACTTTGTCCGGAACTCCTTTGAACGAAGCTATTATTACCCTCCATAAAATTTTGCCAAAATTTATAAGAGATACTGGAGTACAAAAAGTTCAGTGTATTATCCTAACTGATGGCGAAGCGGGTTCTTTAGTTCGACATGTTAGTGTAAATCGTCCTTGGGAAGATCAAGAATTCTTGGGCACCAGAAGACTTCCTTTGGATCATAGTTACTTGAGGGATAGGAAAACAGGAACAACTAGACTTTTAGGTCCCTACTATAATGATTTTACAGATACTCTTTTAAAAAACTTAAAAGATAATTTTGCAGATGTCAATCTTATTGGTATCCGGGTTTTGATACCTCGTGATGCAAATTCGTTCATTCGCCAGTATTATTCTCATGGAAGTGATCCTTACTTAAAAATTAATGAAGAATGGCGGAAGAGTAGAAGTTTCTGTATAACAAGATCTGGATATGATGCTTATTTTGGTATGGCATCTACTACTCTTTCCCAAGATTCTGATTTTACAGTTGATGATGGTGCAACAAAAGGTCAGATCAAATCTGCTTTTGTAAAAAGTTTCAAGTCTAAAAAATTGAATAAGAAAGTTCTTGGTGAATTTATCTCTCTAATATCATGAAAGAAAATTGGAAAGAGATTGCAAAGGCATCTGAGAAGGATGCTAAGATTCTTAGGGTCCTTGAAGAAGGACCCAAATCCCTTACAGATGCTTGGTTGCTTCAGGCAATGAAGTATAAGTATGGACGATCCAAAAACTGACCACTAGGTCTCCCCTCTATTACCATTCCCCTCTATACTTATTTCATCCACAAAAATCAAATGGCTATTTCTACAGAGTACATTCGCACTTCACTTCAAAATCTTTATGGCGATTCCATCTCAACAGGAGATATCAAAGCATGGTGTGCAATGAATGGCACTGCATACTCGACAGTGTGTAAGAAACTAGAAAACTTTAAAGTTGGTCGTGGTAAATGGAATCTTGAAGTAACTTCTGAGACAATTCAAGATCTTGAAGAGACTTATAATGTCCCTTCAGCAGAAAAGCAAATCCTGATCCCAGAAAAAAATGATACCTTCATCCAGTTTGGTAACTTTAGTAGTGTTAAAAAAATTATTAAGTCCGGTTTATTTTATCCGACGTTTATTACGGGTCTCTCTGGTAATGGCAAGACGCTCTCAGTTGAGCAAGCGTGTGCTCAGTTGGGTCGTGAATTGATTCGTGTAAACATTACTATTGAAACTGATGAAGATGATCTCATTGGCGGATTCCGTCTTGTCGATGGCGAGACCGTTTGGCACGATGGTCCGGTCGTCGAAGCCTTGCAGCGCGGTGCGATTTTACTGCTTGACGAGATTGACTTGGCTTCCAACAAGATTCTTTGCCTTCAATCAATCCTCGAAGGAAAGGGGGTGTTCCTGAAGAAAGTCGGTAGGTATGTTAAGCCAGCTTCTGGATTTAATGTTTTTGCTACCGCAAATACTAAAGGTAAGGGATCTGATGATGGTCGCTTCATTGGCACCAATGTTCTTAATGAAGCATTCTTGGAGCGTTTCCCTGTAACCTTTGAGCAAGAGTATCCTACTCCCCAAACTGAAAGAAAGATCCTTGAAGCAGTTTGCAAAGAACTTGGACTAAAAGATCAGGATTTCTGTAAGCGTTTAGTTGATTGGGCTGATATTATTCGTAAAACTTTTTATGATGGTGGTATTGAAGAAATTATCAGTACTCGTCGTCTCGTGCATATCATTCAGGCATATAATATCTTTGGTGATAAAACAAAGGCAATTGAAGTTTGTGTGAATCGTTTTGATGACGATACTAAGCAAGCATTCCTTGAGCTGTATGATAAAGTTGATGCTGATTTTGTGATGCCCACCGAAGAGGATCACCAGAAACAGTGTCTTGACGAGCATAACTTCTGATGGTAGAATTATGACAAACTCATGGAGTTTACTGTATGATGAACTTTATTCAAATAACAAAATGACTGAACATTCCGAGTATTATTATGATTACAATCGTAATGATCCAGACCGTCTAAATCGTCTTTATGAAAAATCAGACGATGGTATCCTTGGTGCTGATGGACTTGATACTCTTTCTTTCAATATCAGTGATGCCACTGATGAAGATCGTATCGACTTTTGGCATGGTTATGAACCAGAGGGTTATGACTTTAGTATTGATGTCCCAGAACTTCCAGAAACTCCAGACAACAACAATGGACGTTGGAAATATAATGAAGATGTTATTCTGAAGGATATTCATGAATATGTAAGTGGCACTTATCGTAGTCACTATACTGGGAAATCAAGTGGATTTAAAGATATCCAAACCATTGATTTGATGGCAGCCAAAGGACTTGCTTCTGCATTCTGTCAGTCAAATATTATTAAGTATGGTACACGATATGGTGATAAGGATGGTCAGAATAAAAAAGATTTGTTAAAAGTCATTCATTATGCTATGTTACTTTTGCATTTTGATGACCACTATAAGCCAACTAAATCTGATTTCCCCTATTGAAAATGCAAACAATCAACAAAATGAAACTTTCCGACAAGACAATCTCTTTACTTAAGAATTTTTCTTCAATCAATCAATCAATCCTTTTTAAGGAAGGTAACAAGCTTCGCACTATCAGCATTATGAAAAACATTCTTGCTGAAGCTACTGTGAGTGAGGATTTCCCAAAAGATTTTGGTGTTTATGATCTGAATCAATTTCTTAATGGATTGAGCCTGTATCAAAATCCAGAACTTGATTTTGGGGATGAAAGTTTTGTTATCATCAAAGAAGGAACATCTCGTTCCAAGTACTTTTTTGCGGATCCAAATGTCATTGTTTCTCCCCCTGACAAAGACATTTCACTTCCAACAGAAGATGTTTGTTTTGAGCTAAGTACAGTTCAGTTAGATAAGTTGTTGAAAGCATCGGCAGTTTTCCAAACTCCAGATCTTTCTGCGATCGGTAAGGATGGTGTGATTAAGCTTGTTGTTCGCGACAAGAAGAATGATACATCAAATGATTGTGAAGAAGTTGTTGGAGAGACTGATACAGAGTTTTGTTTCAACTTTAAAGTTGAGAATATTAAGATTCTTCCTGGGACATATGATGTAGTTGTTTCTCAAAAACTTCTATCTAGGTTTAGTGCAAAAAATAGTGATCTGACATATTACATTGCAATGGAACCTGATTCTACTTTTGGATGAACAAAATCTTAACATACATGAGGGTGCTTGGGTGCTCCCTCATTGTCTCTGCACATTTCGCCATGGTATACGTGAGTGTAATGTCAGGAACAATCATTCACTTGATTGCTGATCTCATTTGTATCCCATACTTTGTAAAATTTAAAATATGGGATATGGTGATCATGCTCAGTTTTCTTATTGTAATCGGAGTATCTAAACTATGGAACCCGATCCTTACGTCCAGTTTTTAGAGAATTGGATACCTGGAATTGGTGAAAGCACCGAACTCCATGATCACTTGCATA